AGTTAAGGTAACTGCTGGGCAAGCTACTCAATCATTTGTAAATGCAGATGGTACTTATACAGAATATATGGTTGCTACATCAACTGAAAGTGTAAGGGTGCAAGCTAATAGCAACTTCTACGGCTCTATTACAAACATCTCGGTTAAAGAGGTGGGGCAAAATTGGGAGTTGGGAGATGGTTGGAGTATTGGAGATAATGTGGCAGTTGCAACATCTGGAGCAGCTACAAAGCTAACTCAATCAATAAGTGGTTTAAGCGGTAAAAAATGTAGTGTAACTTTTACTTTATCTAACTATGGTGGTAATGGTAATATAAAACTTGATTTTGGGAGTGTAGTTGGGCAAAATAGAAATGCAAACGGCACTTATACAGAGGTGGGAACTTATGATATTGATAGACTTGAGTTTTATAAAAATGCTGGCTTTGAAGGCTCAATAACAAACATATCAGTTATAGAAATTACAGACGATACAAACCTACCCCGTATAAACTACGAGGGCTTTAGTTATCAAGATGCTTTAGGGAGTGAGGAAGTTGTAAATGGTACGTTTGCTACAGATAGTGACTGGACGAAAGGAACTGGGTGGAGTATTAGTGGAGGTAATGCAACAAGTGATGGAAGTGCAAGTAATTTAGACCAAAGCGGTACTTTTTTAAGTGGTAAAACCTATAAAGTTGTTTATGATGTTTTAAATTATGTAAGCGGAGATATTAGGTTTAGATTTACGGGTACAAGCAACGAAAATGGAACGTTAAGAAATACTAACGGAACTTATACTGAATATATAAAACTTGCAAATAATCAATCTGTATTACGTTTTCCATCATCTTCTTTTAATGGCTCAATAGACAATGTATCTGTAAAAGAATATCTCGGGCAAGAAGTAGTGCCAGATAGTGGATGTGGGCATTGGTTGTGGGAACCGCAGAGTACCAACCTAATAACACAATCTGAATTATTTAGCGATAGCAGTTGGTTAAGGGTTGGAAGTATAACCACAACAGATAACTATACAACATCTCCAAGCGGTCAAAATAATGCTACAAGATTACAATGGACAAACGCGACAAATTATATATATCAATCTTTATCACACGTTGGTAGTGATTTTACTTTATCTATATATTTAAAAAGTAATACAAATGTTAGCCAAAATGTTAGGTTATTTATGGATAACGGGGTGCAAGCTCAAGATGTGGTAGTAACAACACAATGGCAAAGATTTGAAACTACAAATACAATAACACCAACACAATCAAATAGAAATGTAGGATTAATAAAAAGTGGTAGCCAAGTTGGGGATTTAGATATTAGTATTTGGGGTGCACAATTTGAGGCTCAATCTTATCCTACAAGCCTAATTCCAACATCTGGCTCATCAGTAACACGCAACCAAGACGTGTGCACCAATGGCGGTAGTTTAGCAAGTATAAATAGCACAGAGGGAACACTATATGCAGAGATAGCAAGTTTATCTAACGAAGTAACATCTAATTATATTTCATTGTCAGATGGTACTTATAATAATAGAATAGCTTTAATGTATTCAGTAGGTACAAATATTATCAGAGCATTTTTAAGATTAGGCGGCACATCTCAAGCTGATTTATCTGTTTTTGTTTCAGATATAACAGAATTTCACAAAGTAGCTTTTAAATATAAAGAAAACGATTTTGCTTTGTGGATTGATGGTGTTGAAGTTAGAACAGATACAAGCGGCTCCACTATACCAAGTGGCACATTAACAAAACTTGCCTTTAGTGAAATAAACACAACGGGTGGTTTATTCAGAGGCAAAACAAAAGCACTTGCAGTTTGGAAAGAGGCTTTAAGCGATGAGGAACTAACCGAATTAACAACAATATAATGAAAATATACAAAGCAAATTTTGAAACCAAAGAGCAAGGAACTGAATACCTTTTAAATATTGGTGTTTTAGTTGAACAAGATGAGGAAATAGTATTTTCAAAAGATACGGCAGCGGTTGTTTATATCGGTAAGGTTGTAAAGATACCAGCTACTTACGATAAAGAGGGTAACGAACTTACACCGCCAATTTACTATGATGGTTATGCTATTGATGTAATGAACGGAGCAAAACCAAATTTAGACTTTAAAGAATTTGCAGTATTTCCTAAAGATGTAGCACATAGTTTTTATGGGTATCCTAAAGATGCAGAAGTGCCAAAATAATTAGTATATTTGATACTTAACCAAAAAACAATATAATGGGAAAATTATCAAAAGACGAATTAAAAACATTTAAAGAACAAGAAGAAAAGAAACAAGCAATCTTACACGATTTAGGTTTATTGGCTACACAGTCACATACACTATCTCATATGTTTGCAGAACTTTCTATGAAGCAAGAACAAAACAAGAAAGAACTTGAAAAGAAATATGGTAACATAGAAGTAAACCTACAAGATGGAACTTTTAAATTAATCACAGATGAAAAGAATAAGTAAACACATATCTTACAAAGAAGCAGTTGGTTCTAATTATGCTAAACAATACGGTATAAAAAACAAACCAAATGAAGAACAAGTTGAGAATATGAAACTACTTGCTGAAAAGGTATTTGAACCATTAAGAGGGTGGGTAGGGTGTCCAATAAGAGTAAATAGTATGTTTAGGTCTTTAGAACTTAATTCTGCTATTAAGGGTAGTTCTACAAGCAGCCATATGAAAGGTGAAGCAATGGATATTACAAGTATGGCTTGTGGCAAAGAAGATTGTAAATCTAATTTAGAAATGTTTCATTACATAAAAGACAATTTAGAGTTTGACCAGCTTATATGGGAATTTGGAAAAGAACCAAAATGGTTGCACGTTTCTTATAACAAAGACAAAAACAGAAAGCAAGTATTAGTAACTAAAAAAAGAGGTGTGTATTACACTTATTAATATGCCAATACCAAAGAAGAAGCCAGACGAAAACCAAAAAGATTATATGATTAGGTGTGTACCTCAACTAATGAGATACCACAATAAATCACAGGCAATAGCAATTTGTTATCATAATTTTCAAGGTTATGAAGTAGAGCTTGAAACGTATAATGACTATCCTAAAAGTGCATCTAACAATGCTAAACGTGCTTTAAAATGGGTAGAGAAACACGGTTGGGGTTCTTGTGGTGAAGCTACTGGTAAAAAAAGAGCATCGCAATTAGCAAAGGGAGAAAACATTTCAAGAGATACAATAGCAAGAATGGCATCTTTTAAAAGACACCAACAACATAAAGATGTACCTTTTTCAGAAGGATGTGGTGGTCTTATGTGGAATGCTTGGGGTGGAACATCTGGTGTTGAGTGGGCAATAAACAAATTAAAACAAATAGATAAGAAATGATAACAGACTACAAAACATTGCTTATAAATTTAGGAACATTTATATTTTCAATGACAAATATTGACATAGTATTAAAGATTATTTTATTGGTAGTAACAATAGGTTACACATTACACAAGTGGTATTTGTTAAATAAGAATAATGGAGGAAAGAAAAAGAAAAAAGTTTAAAGATACAAGGGTAGGTAAATTTCTATCTAAAGCTGCACCAAATATTCTTAAAGGTGTAAGTGATGTTATACCTGATGCTGGTATTTTAAAGCTTGTTAGTGGTCTTATAAGCAAAGATGATACTATCACACCTAAAGACAAAGAAGAAGCCTTAAAACTACTTGAATTAGATATTATAGAAATACAAGAAATATCTAAAAGGTGGAGTGCTGATATGTCAAGTGATAGTTGGTTATCTAAAAATGTAAGACCAATGATGTTAATATTTTTAACTGTATCAACTTGGTTATTAATTCTTATGGATAGCCTTGCAATAGATTTTGGTGTTGCTACTGAATGGATAGATTTACTTAAATCACTTTTACTTACTGTCTATGTTGCTTATTTTGGTTCAAGAGGTATTGAAAAATATAAGTACATTTCGCAGAAATAGAATACTATTCCAAAATCATTATTCTTATTATATTTTATTTTTAAGTATTTCTATATTTTTTTTAATATATATTTTTAGATTTATATTTATATATACATTTCTAATTATTTATTTTATATATTTGAAGTAATAAAAAAGCACAAAGTTATAAATATTATTTTAAAAAAACAAATATGGAAAACACAAAATGTATCAAAGTGCGTAAAGATTACTATTTACTTTTTATTAATGACAAATCTTTAGGTGAGTTTGAAAGAAGCCAATTAAGAAACATCATAGAAGTTATAGATAATGCCATCTAAACCATCAAGAAGCAAAATAGTAAAAAAGTTGGATGCTATATTTAGCCAGTACATAAGGTTAAAAGATGCAGACCACAAAGGTGATGTAACTTGTTTTACCTGTGGTAAGGTATCACACTACAAAAAAGGTATGCAATGCGGTCACTTTCAATCAAGAAAACATTATGCAACAAGATGGTTAGAAAAAAACGTAGCGGTTCAATGCGTGGGTTGTAATATGTTTAAAGCTGGTGAACAATATTTATTTTCAAAGTACTTGGATGAAAAGTATGGTGATGGTACTGCTGAAGAATTATACATAAAAGCAAAGCAAACAGTAAAGTATTCTAATGATGAATTACAAGATATGATAAAACACTACAAAGAGTTGGTAGATAGTTTTTAATTAAGTATATTTGACTATTCTGTTTTGTTAAGGAAAAGGGGTTTGGCTATATGTCAAGCCTTTTTTTTGTTTTTTTTTAAAATATTTTTAAAATATTGTTGTGTTATTAAATTTTTTGTTTATATTTGCTTAACATTAATTAACTAAAACAGAATATTATGATTACTTTAAAAAATGAATTTTACTATGAAATGCAAAACTTCAGCTTAGTCGCTCAAGGAGAGTTAACAGGAGATTACAAAGTGGTATCTACAGATTTTAATTACACAATAGTAGAAGACGCAGAAGGGCAATATATTATTAACAATTAAACAATTAAATATAAACATTATGAGAGCATTAAACAACAACGAGTATATTGGGGGAGGAAGAATAAGACGTGCATACGTTATGACCTATGAGGGGCAAGTGGTATCTGAGAACTACAGAAGCGGACACCAAATACACAAAGATAAATTAGTGGATATGGGTTGGGACAGAAGCCTATTTAAAATTAAGTTTAAAAAATAAATCAACTAACTAAATAAAACAGAACAAAATGATATTACAAGTATTTAACACAAGAACACAAAACTTAGTAAATTTAAAGTTTGATAACGGAGTACAAATGATGAGGCACATCGAATTATTCTGTGACACCAGACACAAATTATCTGTAGTTGAAAACGGAGTGACCATATTTAAAGGTCGTGAAGATATAATGCAAACATCTAATTTCTTTTAATTTTTACAAAATAAAACAGATATGAGAACACAGAAACACGATTTAAAAGACGAAATTAAAAGACTTGAATATGCTTTGTATCGAGCAGAACAAGACCAAGACGCAATAACAGTTTTATCAATAATCAAAAGGTTAGATGATGCAAAATCAACCTTAATAAATATAAGATAATGGGTACAAACTATTCACAAGAAACTGCCCAAAGTATTATTGAGCAATACAGATTTAGAGTTGAAGCACTATCAAATAAGATAGAAGAATTAAAAGCAAAAATAGAAGTATCACAAATAAACAAACAAAATGGATAGAGAAAAATTATTAGAACTTTACAAGAAGTACGATTTAGGAAAAACAGATGTGTATAAACATCAACACTATGTTATAATCACCAGACAAGGTATTGAAAAGATAGCAGCAAAAGAAAACATAACAATTAATTATGAGGTTGTAAAATGTGAACCTAACTTTGCGGTTGTAAAAGCATATGCAAAAAAAGAGGGTGTACAAATTGAAACCTTTGGAAGTGCATTGAAAGGTGCTAACTATAAAGATGGGAATTGCAATAGTTGGTATGTAATGGAAATGGCAGAGAAAAGAAGTTTATCAAGAAGTGTACTTAAACTAACTGGCTTTTATGAATTAGGAGTATTTGGTGAAGATGAAAGTGATGACTTTAAAAGAAAATAATATGAGAAGAAGAATAAAAAAACCTTTAGATGATAAAGTAAAATTTATACCTTGTGATGAAAATAAATTAATATATTCATATACAAGAACAGATAGAAAATCAGCAAGGTTTGAAAAACTAAATAAATAAAACACGAGGTGTTGCGTGTATTGACAACACCAAAATTTAAACTATATATTATGAGTGCAATTATTAACGGAAGTATCAGAGTTGACAAGCTTCCAAAGGAGAAATTTATCAAGGGTCGCGATGGTGCGGTGTACTACAATTTCACAATCGCAGTACAAGATGAAACTAGATACGGTAACAACGTAGCTTTTATGGATAGCCAAACCAAAGAAGAAAGAGAAGCAAAGGTTGCTAAAACCTATCTCGGTAATGGTAAGGTTGTTTGGATGAGTGACAAAGGAGTTACTGTAGCTGAAAGAGAAGACCAACCACAAGTAGCAGAACCAGCAGAAGATGATTTACCATTTTAATTAGCCAATAAAGGGTGTGAGTTTTTAACTTGCACCTTTTTTTTATATATTTAACGAATGACAGAAAAAGAAACAGAACAGAATATGTTGATGGAGTTTATTGCAGATACTTGCAAGATAGACATTAACGAAAAAATAGATTACCCACCAGTATGTTTAAGCTATGGTGAAAAGGTTTTACAATCAGATAAAGGAGATACAATAATACCAATCGCTCTTGGTACTTATGGAAATTTAAGTGTGATAACTGCACCACCAAAAACTCGTAAATCGTTTTTTTGTAGCTTATTAGCAAGTGCATATTTAAGTGGTACTAATATTTATGGTGGGCAAATTAAAGGACATAGAGGTGATGGTGATTTAATTTATATAGATACAGAGCAAGGCGAGTGGCACGCATCCAAAGTATTTCGTAGACCATTAGATATGGATAGCAACATACCTAAAGATAAATACCATACGTTTGCATTGCGTACAATAGGTTTTAAAGAACGTTTAGAATTTATTGAGTACTATCTAAAGGAACACATAAAAGAACCATCCTTGCTTATTATAGATGGTGTAGCAGATTTATGTGCTGATGTAAACAACATTGAAAAGAGTAATGAATTAGTTAGTGCATTAATGAGATTAAGCCAACAACAAAACGTACATATAATAAATGTAATACATCAAAACTTTGGTAGTGCTAAACTTGGAACTGGTCATTTAGGTTCAGCACTTGAAAAGAAAGCAGAAACGGTAATAAGTTTGGAAGCCAACACAGTAAATAAAGATTGGACTACAGTTAAATGTGGTAGAAGCAGAGGGTATTGCTTTGATACATTTAGCTTTGAAGTAAATGAGAAAGGATTGCCAATTATAGTTGGTGATTTATATGACCCATTAAAATAGTATGGTACAAAAAACAATGATATTAGTTGCTGCAAAGCACAAACAATGGTTAGAAATAGTAACAACCTTTGGGTGTAAACCAGAAGTAGCAGAAGATTTAGTACAAGAAATGTATATTAAAATACAACTTAAACTTGAAAAGGGTTTAGATATAATGTACAATGAAAAAGAAATTAACTACTATTATATTTATAAGACATTAAGAACATTGTTTTACGATTTAAACAGAAAAGGTAAAAACATCACAATGGTATCAATGGATGATATACACCTAACAACTACAGATGTAAACTTTGATGAACCCTACGATAAAATACAAGATGAACTATCAAGAATGTTTTGGTATGATAGAAAGGTATTTGAAATAATAAACGAGGGTGAGAGCATAGCAGAATTTTCTAGGAAAAGTCTTATACATTACTATTCACTTTACAACACTTACAACAAAGTCAAGAATAAATTAAAAAAATTATTATGAATGTATCTGAAAATAGATTTGATTATTGTAAAAAATTAGGTAATTCATTTGAAGAAGATTTTAAAAATAGAGTAATTAATTCTAAATTAACTTATAAAAAATCAACTAAAAAAGATGATTGGTATAGACACATAGATTGTTATGTTAATGGATATGGGGTTGATGTAAAAGGTAATAGAAGATTAAAAACAATTTGGTTAGAACATACAAATGTAAATGGTTTTAAAGGTTGGTTAAGAGGTGATGCTATGTATATTGCAATGCACATAACAGAATTAGACAAATTCAGCATATATAAAAGAAAAGATTTGTTAGATTATATTGAAAGTAAAACTGATGGATATACTACAGATAAAAAACATTATTTTAAATTTTACACACGGGAAAAATGGGGTAAAAAAGATAAAATAGTTAAAGTTAAATATGAAGATATATACCATTTAGAATTAAAATTATTATGAAAATAGGTGATTTAATACATTACATAACAACATATACTGGCATTAAGTGGTTGGTAAATAAATACCACAACCATTGGGGAACAGATTGCGGTTGTGATGATAGAAGAAAAAAACTAAATGAAATTAAAATAGATAGATGGTAAAATTTAATAAAAAAGATTTTGGTGATTGGTCAAAATTTAGGGAAAACAAAAAAGATACATTAGAGGGTAATGAATTTGAACTTATATGTAAGCTTCATTCGGTTTACTATAATCATAAATATCATAAACCTTGCACTTGTAACCCAAAAAAAATAAAGCTATGGATTAAGCAACTAAACGTAATTTGGAATAATGGGAATTAAAAAAATTAATGAGTGGGAAAAGGCGGTTGTATTTCTTTTAAATCTTGATGGCTGGGAGTTAGAACATTGCGGTGATGGTTATTCAAGGTATGATGCAAAAGGTAAAACGCCAAAAGGAAAAGATTGCGTTATTGAGATGAAATTTAGAAATAAGTACTATGAAGATAAACTAATTGAAAAAGACAAATACGATAGCTTAATGGCACTTGATGGTGTTGTTAGGTTATTTTTTGTTAATGACCCTAAAGGTAATTTTATGTATTGGTTAGATAATTTACATATGCCAAAGCCAGTAAAAAAGTATTGCCCAGATACCACAATGTGGACAAAAAAACGACTATTAAAAGACGTTTATTTGCTTACTGAAAATCAGGCGGTTAGAATAAATATCAATCTTTCTTAAAAAAAAGTTATAAAATTTTTTGTTTATAAGATATATTTTGTATATTTGCTTAAATTAATAAAGCAAAACATTATGTCACAATTTGAACAACTAGGTTATTTTTTAGAGTATATGATTGACGATAAATACATTGGCTCAACTATATTAGAAAAACCCGATAGAAAAGAAGTAGGCTACTATGGTAGAATAGATGAGGTAGCAACCGAAGATATTATATTTAGCAGTAAAAAGAAAATAAAAAAAGGACAAGCATTTAATACTAGAATGTACCCTTTATGTGGAAAATTTATAAAATAATAATTAAAAACAAAACAGATGAAACAGACAGTTAATTTTTACCAATTTACAGACGCCTTTACAAATATGAATAGGCAAAACCAATTTAGTTATAAAGGTAAAAAAGCCTTATTTGAATATTTAGAAGAATATGAAGACAGTACTGGTGAGCAAATAGAATTAGATATAATTGCATTATGTTGTGATTATGAAGAATACGATAGCCTAGAGGAATTTCAATTAGATTATGGTCAAGAAGATTATCCAGATATTGATGCAATAGAATATGAAACACAAGTTATACATATAGATGATGATAGCTTTATTATAGCAGTATTTTAATATGAGAGTAAACGAAGCAGCTTGGGAAAAGCTTAAAAAGCAAATAGAATACCATACAGATGCTGACCCATCTATATCAGATATATCGATTAACTACCAAGTAAAAGAAACTAAGAACAGAAATTATTTAAGACTTAACATAACAATAGACAAATGGGACAAGATAACAGGATAAAAAAATTAGAAAAGCAAATCAGAATATTAAGAGTAAAATTAGAAGAAGCAAGGAAACATACTTACATATATAATACAGATACTTTATGGTGTAATGATGGGGAGTTATATATTGGATATAATGATAATAAAACCCTTGTGATGGATGTGGAGCAGCTTTTTAAGGACTTACCATCAATTATTAGAATGGTAACCAAAGAACAAAAGAAGATGCAAGAAATGTACCTTGAAATGATTAAGGAAGCAACAACAGAATTATGAAGATAAAAATAAAAATAGAAAATAAACCCGATATTATATTAGATAAATTAACGGTTCAGTGCATTGTGTGTGAATGGTATTTGAATGGAATGGAACCAGAAATATTTATGAGTGGTTCGGTAGAAATAGATGAATGGTTGGAACCTAAAATTTTTGAAAACGAAAATTTACCACAAATAGAAACTATATTATGATTTTACTAGTAGATGCAGATAGTTTAATTTTTGCAAGTTGTTATCGTAAAAGAGAAACACCAGATGATGAAAAGTACTACACAGATATTGTAGATGCAAGGAATAAGTTTGACCAGCAGTTTATGAAAATAGTAAACGACTTGGAAGAAAAGTATACAATAGACAAGGTGCTTTGCTTTAGTGGTTCAAAGGGTAACTTTAGAAAGCTAATCACAAAGAAGTACAAAGCCAATAGAAAGAAGCAAGAATTACCTCCGCTTTTAAATGAAATGCACCAATTTGTAAAAGACCATTACGATAGCATATGGGGTTATGGTGTAGAAACTGATGATATGGTTGCAAGGTACTGGAAGCAAATTTCTGATGATTTAGGTAGGGATGAAGTGATGATAGTTAGCATAGATAAAGACTATAAACAATTTCCTTGTTTAATGTACAACTATCATTATAAGCACCAAATGGTATTGGATATTACAGAAGAAGAAGCAATGTTTAACTTTTACTCACAAATGATTGAGGGTGATACGGCAGACAATGTAAACTACTTTAAAGGTAAGGGTAAGAAGTTTGCAGAAAAGCATTTTAAAGATTGCACAACAAAATACCAATACACAAGAAAGCTATACGAATTATTTAAACAAGAATACAAAGGTAAGGCAAGACAAAAATATGCAGAGTGCTACCACCTTTTAAAATTAAGAACACAATGAAAGATAAAATAGTAGAAGATTTAAAAAGAGAGTTTGATATAAGAAGTTGTGTAGGTATAGACAAATACAAAACAACACTACAAGATAACAAGCACGATGACTTTTTACAACACTTAAAAGAAGAACTAATGGATGCAGCTTTATACATTCAAAAACTACAAAGTAAATAGAATGGAATACAATACTATAAACACAATATTAGAAACACCAGAAGAAGTAAGTGAATTACTAATTAGTTTAACTGGGTTAGATATATACAAACAAACAAGAAAAACTGAATACGTTGAGCATAGGGCTTTACTTTGTCATATATTAAGAAACAAACTTGATATGAGGTGGGTAAGTATATCTGACTTTATAAAATCAAAAGGTAAATCATTTGACCACGCAACAGCAATACACGCAAACAAAATGTACCCTATCTATAAGCAGTCAAGATTTGATTACTATGATAAACTTGAAAGTAACTTTATAGTTAAATCACAAATAGAGTATAGCCAAATATCAAAGTTAGAAGTAATACAGAAAAAGTATGAAACATTAGAAAAAGACTATTTCAAAGCAATAGAAAAACTAAACAAATTTGATGGTGGTTATACTAAAAATGAAAAAAAGTACAGAGCATTAGAAGAAGAACAAAGAACAATGTATGATGAAAGAGCTGCTTTAGTATTAAAGTCTTTTGAATGGAAGCAAAACAATAGTGAGTACGAAATAATAAACTGTGCAACGTGATAGAGTTTATAAAAACAATATTGTGTTTAGCATTAAGTTTTGGGTTTCATTGTATAGTATGGGAGGATGACTATGTTAAATCAAAATTCTGGAAGGTATATTGGGCAATAGTTATACTATGTTTATTCCCTTTAATTATAATTATATGATAAAAAAAGAATGGCATTTTATGCAAACACCAAAAGAAAAAGCATACAACATATTTAAGAAGTTTTACAACGTAGATGGTCAAGGCTTCAACAATACAATAAGTAGTGGTATAGCAAAGCAATGTGCAAAGCTGCATATAAGTCTTATACTTGAAAACGAAATAATAAAACCATCTAACAATATTGAATACTATCAAGAAGTACTAAACGAAATAGAAAAGCTATGAACAAGAAACTAATACAAAAGCTACAACAACTATTAGACAAATTACCAAAGGGTAAAGAAAGAAAAGCTATAAGAGAAAGACTGTTGAAATTAAAGCTAGGAAAATAAGTAAATTAAATACGTTATATAAATATGGAAAAAGTAAAGATTAGTAAAGTAATACCAAATGAAAACAACCCACGTTTCATAAAAGACTATAAGTTTAAAAAGTTGGTTAAGTCAATACAAGACTTTCCAGAGATGCTTAAGCTGCGACCTATTGTAGTAAACAAGGATATGGTAGTGCTAGGTGGTAATATGAGATTAAAGGCTTGCAAAGAAGCTGGTTTAAAAGAAGTGTATATTTTAAAAGCTGATGAACTTACAGAACAACAACAAAGAGAATTTATTGTAAAAGATAATGTAGGTTTTGGTGAATGGGATTGGGATATACTTGCAAACGAATGGAACAACCAACAACTAAAAGAATGGGGTATGGATGTATGGCAACCAGAAGAAGAAGTTGATTATTCTGCTTTAGAAGATTTAGATTTAGATGAAACTATAGAAGATAAAGAAGCTGGTGTTAAACGTGCTATTATGATTGAGTTTGACCCAAAGCATTATGACCAAGCAAATGAATTAATTACACAAGCTAGGAAAGAGGGAAAGAACGTAGGGTTAATCGTTTTAAACGCATTTAAGGATGAATTATAATGTTTATGTAATATCTGCTGGTAGATACGATAAACTACCCTTTAATGAAACGCAAAAAAAAAATTACATATTTTGTGTAAAAAAAGGCGAGAAAGAACTGTACAATAAAAATGGTTGCGATAATGTTTTTGAAACTGGCAATTTGATGCAGAGTAGAAACTTTGCACTAGAACACGCATTTAATGAAAATAAAATATGTGTACAGTTAAGTGATGATATAAAAAAAATAATAATTAATAAAAACTTTGGTGAGCCTAAAAAAGTTGATTTAGATTTTGTAATAAATGACATCGTATCAAAATTTAATAAAGTAAAAGGTGTTAAACTATTGGGTGTACCGCCAACTGATAATTTCTTTTTTGCTTCTAAAATTTTAAGTTTGAATACTTTCTGTATTGGGGATATGCTATTTGTAAAACCAAATGATTTAAGATTTGATGAACAACTAACTTTAAAAGAAGATTACGATTATACACTTCAACACCAAGAAAGGTGGGGAACAATAAGGTATCAGAAATATTTATTTACATTCGAACACTATTCTAATAAAGGTGGTGCAGTTGATGTTAGAGATGATAAAGAAGAACAAAAAAACATTATGATTTTAAAATCAAAGTGGGGAAAAAAAATTAGACTTAACCCAAAACGTAAAAACGAAATATTAATATGAAAACAATTAAACTACACAAACAAGAACACGATGTAAAGATAGGTAAAGACTGCCCTTACTATGAGCCAAACATTACAGAAGATTGTATGTTAGAACTTGATGGAGAGGTAATAGGTTTTTATATAAAAGATGTTTCAAAGTATAGTAAAAAATTAAGCCAGTTAATATCTATTTCTAATAAAGAATTTAGAAGTGACAATGTACCTAAATCATTATTAGAAAGGAGCGATGTTTTTGCAAAGGTTTATAAAGATGGCTTAACAAGGAAAGAAGCTAAAAAACAAGGAACTATTCAAATGAGTACAATTCTTGGAAGTGTAGCACCAAAAGCTCATATGCGTAGACCATATCCAACAATCTCATCTGTTCATAGAGAAAAGAAAGCTAATATATTCATTAAAGCTATGTGGGGTGCATCTGTTGAAGCAGAAAAAATAATTAAACAACTTACCCCAGAAATATATAAAACCCAGTTAGAACTCTTTAAAGACGTAGATAAAAAATGGCGGTTTGGCAATATGTTTACCAGCAGCATATCAAATTTTAATATAGCAGCAGCCTATCACAGAGATACTGGTAATATAGTTGGTGCAGTAAATGTTATACTAACAAAAAGAAATAATTCAAGCGGTGGTTCATTAAATGTTCCAGACTATAATGTTACGTTTGAACAAGCAGATAATTCAATGTTAGTTTACCCAGCTTGGAAAAATATACACGGTGTAACACCAATAATAAAAACATCAGAAGATGGATATAGAAATAGCTTAATATTCTATCCATTAAAAGCATTTAAAGGAATATAATATGAACAAAGATAGACACATAAAAAAGGAAAGTTTACTAGCAGCACTTGAACAGAGTTTAGGAGTTGTAACAGTAGCTTGTAAGAAAGCAGATATACCAAGAAGCACATATTACAAATGGCTAAAAGAAGATGAGGTATTTGCTAAACAAGTACAAGATATAGAAAACGTAGCACTAGACTTTGCAGAAAGCCAACTACACAAACAAATATCAGATAACTCAACTGCTGCAACTATATTTTATCTAAAGACAAAAGGTAAGAAAAGAGGTTATATTGAAAGACAAGAAATAACTGGAGCAGATGGTATGCCTACTAACTTTCAAATAGAGATAATTGATAAAACCGAAGATACAGACTAATATAGTTTACAAGCATCTAGCTAACACAGATAAAAAGATTGTAGTTGAGCAAGGTGGTACAAGGTCTGGTAAAACTTACAACATCCTTTTGTGGGTTATATTTAACTATTGTGCAAACAACAATGACAAGATTGTAACTATATGCCGTAAATCATTTCCAAGTTTACGTGCAACTGTTATGCGTGACTTTATGGCTATACTACAAAAGTATAAATGTTATAGTGAGCAGTACCATAATAAGTCTAATTCAGAATACCACTTATTTGGAAACCTTGTTGAATTTATATCACTAGACCAGCCACAAAAGATTAGAGGTAGGAAACGTGACTTGCTATTTGTTAACGAAGGTAATGAACTTTATTTTGAAGATATGCAGCAGTTGTTGTTTAGAACACAAGATAGGGTAATACTAGATTTTAATCCATCAGATGAATACCATTGGATATATGACAAGCTAATACCTAGAGAAGATTGTGTATTTTACAAAACCACCTACCTAGACAATCCTTTTATTGAAACATCTATTAAGCAAGAAATAGAAAGGCTTAGAGATACAGATGAGCAATATTGGCAGATATATGGACTAGGTGAAAGAGCAGCCAGTAGGAGTACAATATTTAAGTATGTTGAGGTTAATCAAATACCACAACTTGCAGAACTGATTGCATACGGAATGGACTTTGGATATACTAATGACCCAACAACATTTGTATCGGTTTATAGTCAAGGGCATAACTTATATATACAAGAGCATTTATATAGAACACAAATGACCACAAGTGATATAAATAAGTTTCTTAAAGAACTTAACCTAACAAGTAAACCCATATATGCAGATAGTGCTGAACCTAGATTAATATCTGAACTACGTGCAATGGGCAATAACATATTCCCAAGCATAAAAGGTAAGGATAGTGTAAATGCTGGTATTGACTTACTTAAAAGATACAAGATACATATACTGGCAACCTCAACAAATGCCATAAGTGAGTTTAGAAACTACAAATGGAAAGAAGATAAAAGTGGTATGCTTATAAACACACCAGAAGATAAAAATAACCATATTATTGACCCTTGTCGTTATGCAACTTATTCTATATTAAGCAGACCAAACTTTGGAAAATATGCTTTACACTAAAAAAACTTACAAGATAACTTACTGTAAATTAGTAGAATAAAAATTATTTTAAAAAAAGTTATTAAATTATTTGTTGGTATGTTATTTATTTGTATATTTGCTTCATATTAATTAACTAAAACAAAACATTATGAAATCATTTAAAATAGGAGACAGAGTAGAAGTATCAACGAGCCTTGTATTCAAAGGACTAATTGGAACAATAGGGTGGAGTACAAAGGATGAAGATGGAAGCATCCAATATATGCTAACAGACATCGTATACCCAAAGATGATAGACAAGAACGGGGAGGAATACACGACGAACAAAACATTTTTCTATAAATCGTGGCTTAAATCAATCTAAACAACCAACGGGGAGGTAACACTCCCCTTAAACAAAACATTATGAAAACTTTAGACACCAAAACACTATTAGCAATTCAAGACCTACACACAAATGGACACTTGACAACAGACCAAGCATTACAATTAATTAAAAGCCTAACAAATGTATAGTAATTGTTGTGGTGCAGAAGCATCTTATTTAAGTGATGAATTATGTGGCTCTTGTTTAGAACACGCAGTATTTAACGAAATAGAAGAATAATGAAAAAACTAATAAACAGTATTTTAGTAAAGAAAAGCATAAGGCCTTATAAGGTTGTACCTTTAAGTACTGGTGTAATTGTAGAACATTACCTTAATGGTAAATTAAAAACAGAATATTATGGATTGGTATAACCCCCCAGAATACAAAGAATACGAATGCACAGAGTGTGGTGCAGAAATAGACCACGAGGGTGTATGCTCTGGTGCTTGTCACGAAGCAAGTATGATTTAGTTGTTTAGTTAGTTTTGTTTAAAAGGTGCATCAGAAATGGTGTACCTTTTTTTATTATATTTACTTTGTATAAAAAACCATTTTAAAAACGTTATATAAGTATGAAAGTTGAATTAACAGTACCAAGTGATTTATCAGAAATATCACTTAAACAATACCAAAAGTTTCTAAAGCTACAAGATAGCAATGAGGATAGTTACTTTTTACAATGCAAGATGATTGAGATATTTTGTAACCTAGATGCAAAGAATGTAAGAATGTTAAAGGTAGGTGATGCAAACAAGGTTGTTGATGTTTTAAATAATATGTTTGAAAAGAAACCTGATTTAACAAGAACATTTAAAATAGATGGTGTTGAATATGGTATGATACCAGACTTGGATAATATAAGTTTAGGTGAATATATTGATTTAGATACTTACATTAGTGATTGGCAAAATATGGATATTGCTATGAATGTACTTTACCGACCAATAAAAGATAAAATAGGTGATAAGTACACTATTGTAGATTATGATGTAGATGCAAAAGAAAAGTTAGAGTTTATACCTATGGACATAGTCTTGGGGTCAATTTTTTTTTTGTACAATTTAGGAATAGAATTATCGATGGTTATGGTGGACTATTTGGAAAATCCGCAGATGGACAACTTGATGCATCAACAAATTTTTCAAGAAAGTATGGATGGTATCAAAGCATCTTCACAAGCCTCGCTCAAAACGATATTAGAAGAATTGAAGATATCACTAAATTAAACGTACATCAATGTTTGTATGCTTTAGAGTATATGAAAGAAAAATCAGAATTAGAAGCAAAAAGAATTAAACAAAATTTCAAATGAGCAATCAAGGTGTAAGAGGGTATTACCAATTAACCTCAACAATAGAAGAAGAACTACTATCAAACCTATTAACTAATACAGTTTCAATAGGTGATATAAGTAAAGTAAATCTTAACAAGCAAGATATATTTCCATTGGCACATATGATTGTAAATAGTGTTGTAGTTGAAGAACAAGTGTTGAGGTTTAGTTTAACAATATTAGCTTGTGATATTGTAGACCAATCAAAGGATGTAACAACAGATAGATTTGTAGGCAATGATAATGAGCAAGATATTTTAAACACGCAATTAGCGGTGTTAAATAAGCTTATACAACGTTTAAGAATGGGGTCATTACATACAGATATGTACCAGTTGGATGGTAACCCAAGTTTAGAACCTTTTATGGATAGGTTTGAAAACCAATTAGCTGGTTGGAGTGCTACAATGGATATATTAATTTACAATGATATATACATCTGCTAATGAAAAACCTTGAAGCAGTAATGAACCAATATGCGAAGTATGTTATACAACAATCTCGCACAAGACTAACAAAAGATGATAAAGGTGGTGGTAACCTATACAACTCACTATCATATCAACTAATGGAAGATGACCAGGCAATGTTAGTTGAATTTATGATGGCAGATTATGGTGCTTTTGTAGATAGAGGTGTAAAGGGTAAAACCTCAACGTACCCTGAAACAAGAAGTGCATTATCACCATTTCAATATGGAAGTGGTACTGGTAAGAAAGG